AAAAAATATTATTTTTAAGAAGTCAAACAACTTCCAAGATCTAACTGTATTAGTTGATTTAATAATAATGAAAGCTTTAATCAAAGATGATAAAGGCGAATTTCAAAAAGCTTTTAAACCTGAAGATAAATTTGCTTTAAGAAAAAAAGCAGACTCAAACATTATCGCAAATGTTGCTAATAGAATTTTAGCAGATACTTCATACGAGGAAGCCGAAAAAAAGTAGATAGCGACCCTGATGTCAGGTCGCTTTTAGTTATAGCAGATAGAATTCACATCACAATCCAACAAGTCTTAGAGATGCCAGTAAGCCATTATAATCTTTGGTTAGCTTACTTGAAAAAAGAACAAGATGGGTATAAAACAAGTCAATCGCTATCTGAAGCAAAAAGGTTAAAAACATAATGGCACAACAATTAAAAATAGACATAGTAGCACGAGATAAATCAAAACAAGCAATGGGAAGATTGCAAAGTTCTTTATCAAAAGTTAAAGCTTCTGTTTTCAATCTTAAAAATGCTTTTATCGGTTTAGGTGCTGGACTTGTTATTAAATCAATAATTAGTGCTGGTATGCAAATTGAAAATCTTGGTGTCCAATTAACAGCATTATTTGGAAGTGCAAAAAAAGGTAAAGAAGCATTAGATCAAGTTAAAAAATTTGCTGAAACTACTCCTTTTGAATTATCAAATATACAACAAGGTGTAACAGCTTTAGCAACTGTTGCTGAAACAGCAGAAAAAGCTGGTATTTCATTTGATGAATTATTAAAAATAACTGGTAACACAGCAGTTCAATTAGGTGGAGATTTTGCAATAGCATCACAACAAATTCAAAGATCATTTAGTGCTGGTATAGGTTCAGCAGATTTATTTAGAGATAAAGCTGTAACTGCTATGGCAGGATTTTCTGCTGGTGTTAAAACAAGTGTAGACGCATCAATTAAAGGATTAGCAAAAGCATTTGGAACTGGTGGAAAATTTGGAAATTTAACAGATGAATTAGCAAAAACATTATCAGGAACAATATCAAATTTAAAAGATACTTTGTTTAAATTTCAAGAGTCTATTGCTTCAGGATTCTTCTATGAATTAAAAAATCAATTAGGAGACTTGAAAAAATTTACTGAAGATAATGACGAAGCAATAAGACAGTTAGGAATCTCAATGGGAGAAAACCTTGCTACTGCTATTGTTAAAACATCAGATGCAGTAAAATTTTTAGTTAAAAACTTTAGAGACCTACAAGCTACTTTAGGAGTTTTACTTATTGCAATAGGTGGATTTCTAAAAATAATTGTTGGTGTTGGTTTAATTATTGATGACATGAACAGAAGAATCAAAAAATTAACAGGAGAGACAGGCGATGAGATTAAAAAAGTAAAAAATTTTATGCACGAACTATCTATACCTGTTGAACAATTAAATGAAGAATTAGAATATACAGCACAAATCATAAGAGATTTTGAATCCGAATTATCTATAAGAATTCCAAGTGCAACAGAAAAAGCTATGGAGAAATTTAAAGAATTAAATGATGGAGTTTTAACAGGCATAAAAGAAAAAACTGAAAATATACACATGATTATTGCTGAAAGTATTAATAGTGGAATAACAAAAATGTCTGAGGGATTAGCAAGATCATTAGTATTTGGAGAAAAATTAACTGATACATTAAGGAAGATGGCACAAAATGTTTTAGCAAAAATTTTAGCAACATTAATAGAACAAGTTGCAAGACAAGCAGTATCTTTATTTTTAGAGAATACTAAATTAGGAACTATGATTTCACAAACAGGAGAATTAAGAAGCCAAACTAAAGAATTAGAGAAACAAAAAAAGATAAAAGGTACTATGCAATTAATGTCAGGAAACCCAGCAGGATTTTTAGGATTTATGGCAAGTGGTGGTGCTGTTGCTAAAGGTCAACCAACAGTAGTTGGAGAAAATGGTGCTGAGTTATTTATACCAAATCAAACAGGACAAATTACACAATCATCAAGAGGAACTGGTGGTGGAAGTGGTGGTGGTAGTTCAACAGTTAATTTTAATATCACTACTTTAGATGCTAGTGGATTTGATGATCTACTTGTAAGAAATAGAGGAACAATAACTCAAATAATAAACTCAGCAGTAAACGAGAGAGGAAGTAATAATTTAATTTAATATGTCAGGTTCTTTCCCAATATCATCTGCAAAATTTGGAACTTTAGGAATAAAGTCTATGCAGAATACTATTATATCTAAAACTATTAGTGGTAAAAAATTAGCAAGACAGATAGATGGTCAAAGATTTGGTTTTACTATTCAAATTATAACAGCACAAAGATCAAATGTTTATGGAGAACTGATGGCTTTTATTATGAAACAAAGATCAAGCAAAGAAAATTTTACAATAATTCCACCTGAAATAGAAGATGCTAGAGGTAATGAAACTGGTACAGTTTTAATTAATGGAGTTCACGCAGTTGGAGATACAACAATTGATATGAACGGACATCACAACGACAACCCACACGCTTTTAAAGCTGGAGATTTTTTAAAGTTTGCAAGTCATTCTAAAGTTTATATGGTTATAGCAGATGTTCAGGCATCTAGTAATGCTTCAACAGTAACAATAGAACCACCTTTAATAGCATCAGTAGCAAACGATTCAGTTGTAACTTATGACAATGTTCCTTTTACAGTTCACTTAACAAATGATATACAAGAATTTGGTGTTAATGGTGCAGACAATGAGGGCAAATTATATTACGAATATCAATTTGATGTTGAAGAAGCTTTATAATGAAATATTTAATTAAGCATTGGGCAACAGTTGATATTATTGCTGAAGAATTAGTTGATGAAAAAGATATTAATATAGTCAATAATAATTTAGGTAAATATGAAGAACCATCAGATCAAGCCATTATTAAAGTTTTAAATATTAAAGTAGATAGGAGAACATACGAAAATGACAAGAAGTCTAACAACAACATTAAAGAACGAACTAGCAACAAATGATATTAGACCCATACATCTTATCACAATCGGTTTTGGCACTCCTGTTAATATTACTGATTGTTCTTTCCCATTAACTTCATCTATCTCAGGCAGTAGTGTTACCTATTCTGCTAGTAATTTTTTTTTAGGTATTTCAGATTTTTCAGAACAAACAGACGTAAGTAAATCAACTATCTCATTAAGTTTATCAGGTGCAGATCAAACTTTCATATCATTAGTTTTAAATGAAAATGTAATTAATGATACTGTAACAATTTTTAGAGGTTTATTAGCTGATGATAATTCTATTATTGCAGACCCATTCCTTTTATATAAAGGAAACATTGAAAACTTTGAAATACAAGAGGGAGAAAAAAGCAGTATTCTTACTTTATCAATCGTTTCTCATTGGGCAGACTTTGCAAAAAAGAACGGAAGAAAAACAAACAATACATCACAACAAAGATTCTTTAGTACAGACGTTGGTATGGATTTCTCATCTCAAACAATACAAGACATTAAATGGGGTAAGGCATAATGTATAATTGGTTTGATAAATTACTTATTAAATTAGCAAAAAAGATTTTAAATAGATACGCACCTAAAGGCGAATTTATTGCCTACATAAATGAACAAGAAGAAAAACATCTTAAAGAACATGGTGCTTATGGAAAACCTGTAAACAAAACAGGGATTAAATCTTTTTGGGGATTTAGTGGAATATTTAGAGCAGTATCATCAGTAGCTAAAGTATTTAGTGGTGGTGGTGGAATGAATCCACTTGTTTCTTTAGGAATAACATTATTTTTATCTTGGGTATTAAGACCTAAGACTCCTGAGATACCTGACTTTGGAGTTAATAGTTTTGATGATTTTGAAAAAGGTATTTTAATTAACAAACAATCTAATGACGCAAATATTCCAGTTGTTTATGGAGAACGATTAACTGGTGGTGTTAGAGTCTTTATGGAAAGTTCAGGAACAGACAACACATATTTATATATGGCTATTATTATGTCTGAGGGAGAAATAAACGATATAACTGAAATTAAAATAGATGATAAAGCTGTTACTTGGTCAGCAGATTTAGCAGATAATACACAAGTTACAGTTAATACTTCAGATAGTAATTTTTATAAAGGTTCAGAATCTTTAATTACAGTAGAACCACATTATGGAACAGATGGCCAATCAGCTTCTAGTTTATTATCTACATTAACTAATTGGACTTCAAATCATAAGCTATCAGGTCTTGCTTATCTTGCTGTACGTTTTAAATGGAATCAAGACGCATTTGTTGGAGTACCTAAAGTTCAAGCAAAAATTCAAGGTAAAAAAATAGTTACTTATAATTCAAGTTTAGTTGCACAAACTGCTTCCTTTTCAAAGAATCCAGCATGGTGTTTATTAGATTATTTAACTAATGCAAGATATGGAAAAGGATTATTAACTTCAGAAATTAATTTACAAAGTTTTTATGATGCTTCAGTAGTTTGCGTAACACAAGTAACACCTTATTCAGGTGGTTCAGATATAAATATATTTGATTGTAATACTGCAATAGATACATCAGCAAACATCATTGAAAATGTTAAAGAAATGATTAAAGGTTGTAGAGGTTATCTTCCTTATACTTTAGGTAAATATAGTTTAATTATTGAAACAACTGGCTCAGCTTCAATCACAATAACCGAAGATGATATTATAGGTGGATATACATTAGGTACTCCAAGTAAAAAAGATAGATACAATAGAGTTATATGTTCTTTTGTAAATCCTGATAGAAATTTTCAAGTTGATGAAGTTCAATTTCCACCAATAGACGATTCAGGACTTGCAAGTGGAGACCAACACGCAACAATGAAAACTAATGATGCTGGTTTTTTATTAGAGGGTAGATTTAGTTTTAAAACAATAACTAGCAAATATCAAGCTGAAGAAATGGCCGAAGTAATATTAAGAAGATCGAGAGATGCTTTATCTTTAGGAATAAATGTTAATTTTAATTCTTATGATTTAGCTATAGGAGATATTGTTAATGTTACTCATTCATCTGTTGGTTTTTCAGCAAAACCTTTTAGAGTTTTAGGTATTACTTTTAATCAAGATTTTACATTAGGATTAACTTTAGTTGAACACCAAGATGCACATTATACTTGGGCAACTAAAACACAAGCAACAACAGTACCTACTACAAATCTTCCAAATCCTTTTAATGTTCAACCACCAGCTAGTGTTACATTAACTGACCAATTAATTGCTTATAATGATGGAACTGTAATTGTAGCTTTAGATGTTGAAATAGGTGTTTCGCCTGATAGCTTTGTTGATTACTATCAAGTGGAATATAAGTTAAGTACAGAATCAGACTATAAAATTCACTCACAAGGTTCAGGATTATTTCAAAGAGTATTAAATGTAATTGATCAAAAAATTTATGATGTAAGAGTAAAAGCTGTATCTGCATTAGGAAGTTCATCTACTTATGTTTCTGCACAAAGAACCATTGTAGGAAGTATAGAACCACCACAAGATGTAACAGACTTTGCGTGTAATATTATTAATGGAGAAGCACATTTATCTTGGGAACAAATACCTGATTTAGATTTAGCTTATTATCAAATTAGATACTCAGCATTAATAACTGGTGCAACTTGGCAAAACTCAGTATCGTTAGTAGAAAAAGTATCAAGACCAGCAACTTCCATTGTAGTTCCAGCTAGAGTAGGTTCTTACTGTATTAAAGCAGTTGATAAACTAGGAAATTTCTCAATTAACGAAACTATTATTGCAACTAATGTATCAGCTATTGGAAACTTTAATAATATAACAACACAATCAGAACACCCTAATTTTTCAGGAACAAAAACAAATATAACTTTAGCTGATGGTGCTGTTAAATTAACTAATTTAGCTTCTGACGGAACTTATGCTTTTGCAAGTGTTATTGATATAGGTGCAGTTCATACATCAAGAATTACAGCAACACTAGTACAATTTGCAGAAAACCCTAGTGAACTATTTGATTCTGAAAGTGGTTTCTTTGATTCTAAAACTGGTTCTTTTGATGGAGATTCTCCAAGTAACTCAAACGCACATTTAGAGATAGCTATTAGTGATGATAATGTAACTTATACAGCATTTAAAAACTTTGTAATTGGAGATTATACAGCTAGATATTTAAAATTTAGATTATATTTAATTTCAAGAGATGGAGTTACAACACCAGTAGTAAGCCAAGCGATTGTAACTATTGATATGATAGATAGAATATTTAGTGGAAACGATATAGCTTCAGGCACATCTACAAAAACTGTTTCATTTACAAATGCCTTTAAAACTGTTAATTATGCACTTGGTATAACAGGACAAGGAATGGCAACAGGAGATTATTTTTTAGTTGAAAATAAAGCAATCGGTTCTTTTGATGTTACTTTTAAAAATGCTTCAAATACTGTAATATCAAGAACATTTGATTTTATGGCAAAAGGATATTAATACATGGCAACTCACGATTATATTATAAATAACCAAACATTTCCAAGTACAAGATCAGACTTGAATCTTGTTTTATCTGCTATTGTATCTAATAACTCAAACTCTACTGTACCCTCTACAACTTATGCTTATATGTGGTGGTATGATATTTCAACTACAACATTAAAATTTAGAAATGCTGATAATGATGCTTGGGTTTCATTTGCTACTTTTAATATGACTAATGACACAGTTAATTTCTTAGATAGCACAATTACAATTACAGGATTAGCAACATCAGCAACAGGCACAACTTTTACATTATCAGATACAGATAATAAATCTTCAGTAGATTTTATTATAGATAACGAAAAGAAAATTAAATTAAGAGAAGCAACATCAAACGGAACAAGTGCAATATCTTTTAAAGCACCCAGTGCATTATCACAAGATTATGATTTTACTTTACCTAGTGATTACGGAACAGTAAATCAAGTATTAAAAACAAATGGTTCAGGAACTTTATCTTGGGGTACTGGTGGTATTACAAGACCTACAATTTCAACAACATCATTAACTGGTGCACCAAACACATCAGTTCAATATACAATAGCTGGTTCAGGGTTTATTACAGTTCCTATTGTAGAATTTATTGCAACATCAGGTGCAATTACAAGAGCAAGTGCAGTAGCTTTTACTAATTCAGCATCAATTAATGCAACAGCAACTTTAGCAAATGGAACATATTATATAAGAGTAGAAAATAATGATGGTGGTGCAGTAAGAACAACAAATGCTATTTTAACAGTTTCACTAGCACCAACTTGGAGTACATCTGCTGGTTCAATAGGAAGTGTATCTGCTGGTTCAACAGTATCATTATCAGTATCAGCTTCATCAGATTCAACAATAGCTTATTCTGAAACAACTTCAGTATTAACAGCAACATCAGATACTCCAGCTTCAACAATGAGTTTATCTTTAAATAGTAGTACAGGTGCAATAACAGGAACAGCACCTAGTCCAACAAGTGAAAGTACCTACACGTTTACACTTCTTGCAACAGACGCAGAATCTCAAACTGCAAATCGTGAGTTTACAATTACAGTTGCAGTTAGTATAAACAACTCAGGACAATTTAACTAGGATTTATTATGGCATCAACAAAATTATCAAGAACAATAGGAACACCAACTAGTGGAACAAAATTTACAGTTTCTGCTTGGGTTAAAGGAAGTATGGCAGAAGGTAGAATATTAACATCTATTAATGGAAACAGTAGTCAAACATGGGTTGAATTACAAAATAGTGGAGCATTTAGAATTGCTAACTATGTTGGTTCTTACAATATGCAATTAATAACAACTAGATTATTTAAAGACCCATCAGCTTGGTATCATTTTGTAGTTGCTTTTGACACAACTCAAAGTACAGACACTAATAGAGTTAAATTATATGTTAATGGTGTCCAAGAAACATCTTTTACTACTACAACTTATCCATCAGTAAATTTAGTTTTAAAATATGGTGTAAGTGGACAAACTTTTAATGTTGGTGCAAAAGATACTGATACATATTGGAATGGTTTAATGTCTCATGTTCATTTTGTTGATGGTGCTGTTTATACACCTAGCACTTTTGGCGAAACAGATTCTACTTCAGGGATTTGGAAGCCGAAAACTTCTCCGTCTATATCTGAGTATGGTTTAAATGGTTTCTTTTTAAAATTTGAAAACGCAAGTGCTATGGGTACAGACAGTTCAGGTAAATCAAATACTTTTGCTGTTGGTGGTGGAACACCTACACAAACAAAAGACACACCTGATAATAATTTTACAACAATAAACCCACTGTTTCCATTATTTACTACTACATTATCTCTTGGAAATACTAAGTTTGTAACAGCTGGTGCTAGTTGGAGAAGTATTGGTGCAACTTTAGGAATGACTACAGGTAAATATTATATGGAGTTTAAAGATTTAGGTGGGACTAATACTGGTTTTGGTATTTCTGATTTTACTGCTGGTGGTGTTATTGATAAAATAAATAGGCTTGCAAGCACATACGCAGGTAACAACGCAAACTCTTATGGTTATCACAAAACAGGAGAATTTTTTTATAACGGAAGTTATACTGCAACAGGTTATGATACCTACACAACAAACAATATTATTGGAATGGCAGTTGATATGGACAATCTGAAATTATATTTTCATAAAAATGGAACTTATCAAAATTCAGCAAATCCGTCTGCTGGTTCAGGTGGATATACAATAGCTACCCCAGTAAATACATATATACCAACTATGTCTGTTAATGCTTCAACTGCTATTGTAAATTTTGGCAACGGATATTTTGGAACAACAGCAGTAACTACAAATAGTGGTGCTGGTTATGCTGGTACAGATGGTGCATCAATATTTAATTATCAACCACCAACAGGGTATTCAGCACTCTCAACAAAAGGATTAAACACATAATGGCATACACAACTATACCAAAATCATCAGCTTATTTTGAACCTGAAATTTATACAGGTAATGGTTCAAGTAAAACTATATCAACTTTGAACTTTCAATCTGATTTTACTTGGATTAAAAATAGAGCAACTACTGATATGCACTCTTTGTTTGATGCAGTAAGAGGTGCAACCAAAAGAATTAGTACTAATATTATTACAGCACAAGCAACTGAAACACAGGATTTAACAGCTTTTAATACCAATGGATTTACAGTTGGTACAAGTGGAGCAGTAAATACTAATAATGTTAATTATGCGTCTTGGAATTGGAAAGCTAATGGTCAAGGTTCATCAAATACAGATGGAAGTATAAACACAACTTACACATCAGCTAGTGCTACAAGTGGTTTTTCAATATCTACCTACACAGGCACAGGTGCTAATGCAACATTTGGTCATGGATTAGGTGTTGCTCCTAAGTTTATAATGATTAAAAGATTAGATAATGGTGCTAATTGGAGATGTTACCATGCGTCTATTGGAGCTAACTACAATTTGGTAATTGCCACAGATGGTTTTCAAACTACACCTACTGTGTGGAATAACACAGCTCCTACTTCTACTACAGTTAACTTAGGAAGTTATAATGAAGTTAATGGTTCAGGAGCATCTCAGTTAGCCTATTGTTTTGCAGATGTTCAAGGTTTTAGTAAATTTGGTTCATATATTGGAAATGGAAATGTAGATGGTACATTTATTTACACAGGATTTAAACCAGCTTTTGTTATAACAAAAAATTATGCAGATAGCGGTGGTGCTTCTAATAATGGTGGAAATTGGAGAATATTTGACAATCAAAGATTAGGTTACAATGTTAACAATGCTACGTTATATCCTAATTTAAGTAATTCTGAAGCAGACGAAACTTCTTTAGATTTATTATCAAATGGATTTAAAATGAGAGGAACTACTGGCGATTTAAATCAAAATGGTATGAAATACGTTTACATGGCTTTCGCATCAGAACCTTTAGTTTCAACAAACGGTAACGCAGCAACGGCAAGATAATTATGACAACAAAAATTAAAACACCAGGGATAACAGACGCAAACGTCACAACAGATAAACTAAATTTAATATCTACTTCTGGTACACCTGGAGCTACAATCAAAGGAACGTCTGGTCAAACAGATGGTTATCTTCAACTTAACTGTGAAGAAAATACTCATGGTATTAAATTAAAATCTCCGCCGCATTCGGCTGCTCAAAGTTATACTTTAACTTTTCCACAATCCATTACCAACGGTTATTTTTTAAAGACAGATGGTTCAGGTAATTTATCATTTGCAGAAGTAAATGTTGATGATACAGCTTGGCAATCTTCTATTGTTACAGCGGCTACTTTATCAGCTGTAGTAGGTTATGGATATTGGATCGATACAACATCTAATGCATGTACTATTACATTACCAGCTTCAGCAAATGTTGGAGATCAAATTATTTTTGTTGACTATGCTAGAACATGGGCAACTAACGCAATTACATTAAGTTTAAATGGTTTAAAATATCAAGGTGGTATTAACAATCCTATTTATGACACAAATGGTCAAACAGTTAATATAGTTTATTCAGGAGCAACTAAAGGTTGGATTCCAATTTCGGATGATGATGTATTTGATGAAGGTACTTTACCTCCTTATTCAGGTGATTTTTTAGTAGTAGCTGGCGGCGGTGGTGGTGGTTATGGTTTTACTGGTGGTTATTATGGTGGCGGTGGAGGTGGTGGAGGATATAGAAATTCTTTTAATAGTGAAACTTCAGGAAGAAATTCATCTTCAGAATCATCTTTAAGTTTTCAAGTAGGAGTAACATATACAGTAACTGTCGGTGCTGGTGGAGCTATTACTAGTAATGGTGTTAATGGAACAATTGGTGGAAACAGTTCAATTATAGGAGGATCAATTTCAATTACATCTACAGGTGGAGGATATGGTCAAGGTGGAAACGATAGTGTAAGAGCCCAGGCTGGTGATGGTGGTTGTGGTGGTGGAGCAGCTGATGGAATTAATTATACATCTTCTGCAGGAGGATCCGGAACTGCCGCTCAAG